TGATCGCGCGACGCGCCGCCGCAAGCTCAGCGCGCAGCTCGGCCTCAGTCTTATCCGCGTCGGGGTCGTCGTCTTCGAGGTCTTCGTCGTCGCCCTCGTCGTCGTCAAGCTGTTCGTCGTCATTGCCGCCGCCGTCGTCAGGCTGCACAATGCTAGAAAAGCCCGGCCGCGCCCAGTGGGGAAGCGCGAGCTTGTGGCGATTGTCGACCGTTGTCTCTGGGTTCATTGTCTAACGTCTTTCTTCTCGGGGGCTAGCGTTGCCCCATAGTCTACGCACTAGGCCGGCCGCGGGTCGGGAACTCGCCTTTACGCACCGCGCCACGAGCGAAAGCACGCACGCTCTTAGGCGCGTCAACGCCTTTCGCTAGTAGCCGCTCGGCCGCGTCGACTCGCACGCGCATAGACTCAGACTCAAGCGAAAAGCCGCGCAGCACCGAGCGGTCAGCCTCGCGCCGAAGCGCCGCCGCAAACTCTGGCGAGACGGCCGGCTCGAGCGTGCATCGACAGTTCGGATGGCGCGGCGGCGCCATAACCGGCCCGTCAAAAGTCGGCAACGGGCTAGCGCCATACGTCGCCGACCCGTCAAAGCTTGAGCCCGGCCGCGCAATCGTGCCGGAAAGCGCCAGACAATGCACGCAAGCGTTAGTCTCCGCCACCCACAGCAACGGCACCCGCGCCACCCTAGCGACCACCTCGACGCCTTCAGCCCCGCCCGCGACGACCGTGTTACTCGTCAACGCCGCCACGCCTCGCGCGCTACCCAAAATGGGCGCCGCTATCATGTCAGCCGACGCGCCCGCCCGCGCTAAACGCTGCGCAATACTCAGCGCCGACGCCGCCGCCTCGTCAACGGCAAGAACACTAGCCCGCAACGCATCACTCGGCCGAGCCCCTGCCGCCGCGACGTCGCCGCTCGGCGTCGACGTAATGCGCCGCGCATCGTCGACGCCTAACCTAAACGCGCGCAAGATAGCCGCCTCAAGCTCGACCCTCATAAGCGGCGGCGCAAAGCTCAACACGAGCCGCGCCACCTCGTCAGGCGCTAGCGCCAAGACTTCACGCAACCGCGCAGCCGCCGCAAGCCAGCCGCCAATATCGCCCGACGACTTCAGCAGCGCCTCAAGCGCCGCAAGCTCGCGCTCAGCGCTCACGCGCTAAACCGCCGGGCTAGGCGCCGCCGGGCCTGAGCCTTCAAGCGCGCCCGCTTCAGACTCGGGTATGCGTACCGTTGTCGGCACGTTCGGGAAGGTCACGCCGTCAAGGCCGACCAGCACGGCCGCCTCGAGCGCGTCAGCACCAGCGCGCACGCCCACGCCGACCGCCTCAAACTTCGCCCGCGCCACGTTAGCCCGCGCCAGCTCAAGCGCGATAGCGTCGGCGTCGGTCGGGCCTTGCGGCTCAAGCGGCGCAAGCGGCGTTAGCGGCTCAACGGCAATCGGAAAGCCCTCGCCGACCGCCCCCGTCAGCACGTCGGGCAAGAGCGCCCGCAACTCTTCGCCGCTAACGACGCCCAGCGTCGCCGCCTTGCCGAGCTCTGCCAGCGTGCCCGCGATTGACTCAACCTCGTCAAGGCTGCGCGGCGCGATCTCGAGCCAGCCGTCGACCGTCTCAGGCAAGTAACCCGCTTCGACTAGCGCGTCTCTCAGCGGCACGCCCGCCCGCGTCTTTGCCTTGACTAGCGCCATGCCTTCGACGTCGTTAGCAACCTCAGCCGGTAGCCATGCGACCCTCACGCTGGCGCTCGCCGCGTCGATCCCGAAGGCGGCGAGCAACGTCTCGACGAGGCGAACGTGCGCCGCCCCCAGCGCGCGCTGCGCTTTCTTGGCCCGATTGATAAGCCGCGCCGAAGCGCGCCGCCGCGACTCGCCGCTCGGCTGTACGCCGGCCGCGTCAAACTCAAAGAAAGGCACGCCGGTGCTCGTCGCCATACTGCGCACCCACCACTCGAGTTTCGCGAGCATGGGCCCAGAGTCGACCGCCGCAAGCTGCGTAACGCTCTTGACGCCGGCCAGTAGCTTTGTCGTGCCCGGCAAGTCTTTGAGATTGCTCGAGCCGGTCGTCGCCGACGTCAGCCCGTCACGGTCGCCCGCCTGGGTGCCCGGCCCGTCGTCGCCGAAGTCGGCGTCGATGTCGTCGTCGCTCTCGGCCATAGGGTCAAGCAACGCATACCGCGACGGGAAGCCCTGAAGCTCAGTCGCCGCCAGGTCAACCGACGAGATCTTCGTTATCGCGTCTTGAGCCGCCCACGCCTTGATATGCTGCGGCGTGCCGTACGGCCGCCCGCCGACGCGATAATGCACCATCAGCGGCGAGCCGGCTTCGTTGCTCAGGCGCCACGAGTCGGGCTCTGACTGGTCGGCTAGGTCGGGGTCGTAGTCCGTGACCCTCTCGCCGTCGCTGCCGCCCTTGCCCGGCCCGGTCGCTAAGAGCAAAGTCTCGTCGTCGTAGTAGAGAATCGCGTAATGCTGGCGCGTGCGGCCTTCGCCTTCGCTATAGACCTGAGCGAAAAACAAAGCGACGCGCGGGTCGCGCGACGAGTAGACCGCGACGGCCGTCAGCGGCGAGCGCCCCACGACCGCGGCCTCAGTAGCCGCGCCGCGCTCGTCGACCGCCATAGGGTCGACGACGACGTAGTAGTCGCCAAATAGGCACGCCTGAAGCTCCCACTCGTCGGCCTCAGCCTCAAAGTCAAGGCCGTCTAGAATGTCAGCCAGGCGCTCGCCGACGACGCCGTCAGCCGAGACGCCCGCAAGCTCAATACGATCCGCCAGCGAGTCGATAGGGATATGCGCAAAGCTCGGCGGGCGCAGCTTGCCGCCGCTCTTAGCGATCAGCGCGCGCAGAGTCGGCGAAAGCATCGGCTCTTCGGCCGTGCCGGCGTAGTAGTTACGCGCCTCCAGGTAGCGCGGCCGGCGCTCGTGCATGATCGCTAGCGCTTGCTTGAGGTCGCCGCGCGCTTGTGCCAGAGTCTCAGGTGCTTGCATAGCGCCAGGATAGCCCACGAAAGCGCCCCGCGTCAGTAGCGACGGCGCAAGCGCTAGGCGTAAAGCGCAGAGCCTACCGCCCCAGTCTTCGCCGTGCCGCGCTTACGGTTGAGAAAGTAAGCCACGCCCGAGCCGACCGCGTCGACCATGTCGTCGTGCGGCGCGTTAGGGAAAGCTACTTGCTGGCCTTCGAGCTCGGTCAAGCCTTCGGCGTGAACTACCCGCCCGCGCTGGTAATGGTCGAGTACGTCAGCGGCGCGTAGCTCTTTCTTGACGCTCTGGTGGATAGGCTTTATCTTGACCGGCAAGCCCCACAAGATACGCGGCCAGAGCTCGCCGCCCTGATTAGTCTCGACCAGCACAAGGCCCACGCCGAAGCGCTCGACGATCTTGAGCACGGCCAGGCGCAGCGCGTCGGGCGCTAGCTTGACTTGCACGGCGTACTCGACGCGGCAACGCCCGCGGCTCAAGCTGCCCGGCGCTGGCGGCGCCCAGCCCACGACCGCAAGCCCCGTGAAGTCGCTCGACGCCTTAGTCGTCACGGCCGGATCGACACTCAGCACGCGGCGCGTTACGCCTGGCAACTCGCCGCGCGTGAAGTCGTCGAGGCTCCAATAGTCGCCGTCAGCGCCTAACGGGTTATTGAGATAGTTCTTAGCGTAGCTGCGCGTATGCGCGATCGACTGAAGCCAGTCAAGCGACCATTTAGCCGGCCAGATTGACCGCGGCGCCCCGTCGTCGCTCGGCACAATGGGCAGATAGTGGCGCGCGACGAAGCCCTCGTCTTTCACCCATTGCTCAACCTTGCCCGAGCCGCCGGCCGCTGCCGCTAGCTGGTGCATGATCGACCCGGCCATCGTTACAGTACCGACCGCTATCACCGTCGCGCGCACGTTGAGCGGCAGGATCGCGCTCGTGAGAGTGTCAAGGCGCTTAGCCGCCAGCGCCGACGAGTAGCGCGACTCATGCGGCTCGATATCGTCGAGCACGATAAGGTCGGGCCGCTTGTCGCCGACCTTGAGGCCGAGGTTGCTCGAGTCCATGCCCGACGCCGCGAAGACGAAGCCGCTGCGCGCATGGTACAGACTCACGCGGTCGGCCTCGACCGTGCCGCGGCCTCGAGTCTTAGGCGCGCAAAGGTCGGGATAGTCGGCGCGCACTAGGTCGTTATTGTCGAGCTCGCTCTTGAACGTCGCGAGGTGCGTCTCGGCCTGAGTGCTTGAGTCGGCGAAGGCCGCGGCGAAGCCGACGTGCCCGTGCGCCGCCGCCCACAGTGGCAGCGCCAGGAAGTGCCACGTCGTCTTGCCCATATTGCGCGGCGCGACGATCGCCTCGCGGCGCTCTTGCGGGTCGACGGCGCGCTTACGCCACGCCGCGGCGCGATCCGCCCACTCGATATGTACCTCGCTCAGCGTCACGGCGCCCGACTCGTCGCTTAGGTGCTTACGCAAGTAGACCAGCGCAAAGAGCAACGGGTCGCGCTCAGTCACGCCGCGCCGGTACTCGCTCGCCACGGCCGGCCCGCGGCGCTCAGCGTCAAGGGATCGCTCGGCGAAAGCGACATAGAAAGCCTTTACGCCCCGCTCGTCGAGGGTGCGCCGTAGTCGTCGCCGCTCTGAGCGCAGCCCGCCGCTAGGCGCCACTACCGCGCAAGCCATCGACGACCCGGTCGACGTCTCGCGCGCGCAGGATGGCGTCGAGCGCGTCGAGCGCGTCGTAGTCCGGTGCGACCGGCTCGACCAGCTTTAGCCGCTCGACCGCGGCCCTTAGGTCGTCGCGGCTCGTCTCGGCGATCTCTGCCAGCGTTTCGGCGTCAAGCATGGGCACCTCTACCTCGAAAGTCTCGTCGACGTCGTAACGCTCGGGCCAGTCGTCGGCGACCTCTGGCGCCGCGTCTTCCCAATCAAAGGCGGCAACGTGTCGCGCGCCATGCCCGGCAAGCCCGCCGCAGCGCAGCGTCGCCACGCGTTTACCGCTGACCATGAGATAGCCGAGCTCTCGGCACGTCGCCGGCTCGAGGGCCGCGTCGTTCTCGGGGTTCATCGTTTAGCCTTTCGCTTCGTTGATAGGTCGTCATTCCCGGCGAGCATGGCCTCGAGCTCTGCCATGACGCCGTCGCGGCTCGTGACCTCGACGCGCGCCTCGAGCGGCGCGTCGAGCCCTAGCAACTTGCGCCGCGACTCGCCGACGGCCCGAAGCTCGCGAAGTAGCGCCGTGATCTGGCGGGCGTCAAGCGGCACGGCGGCGTCGGGCGCCTCTTTGAGTAGCTGCGCCAGCGAGTCATAGCCGAGCGCCGCGGCGACCTTCGTCGACTCTGCTGCGTCGATAGACCGCGCAAGCACGGCGGCGAGCGCCCGGTGCTGAAGGTCAAGGTCGGCAAGCTCGCGCGCTATGTAGACCCCGCGCTCTTCGGTCAGCGTTTCGCGCGCCGACTCGACATAGCCGACGACGAGGCCGCGCAGCGCGTGCTCGCTCAGGTCGTAGCCGAGCCCGCCGCGATCGACTGGCTCAATGACGAGGCGGCGCATATCGCGGTAGTTCATATGCTCGAGGTGTCGCTCATAAGCCCAGCGCTGCTCGCCGAGTAGGCGCGTCGCCGTGAGCTCGGCGTAACGCGGCTTACGGGTTGTCTTCATGGCGCGATTCTACGCCCGTGTCGTCGTCTTTAGCCTTCGCAAGCTTCGACATCTCAGTCATGGCGGCAAGCGTCGCCCAGATACTTAGCACCTCGCCCTTGTCGGGGTCGGGCGTTACGGCGTCGCGCTCGTCGCTCACGACGTCGCCCCGAGCTCGGCGAGCGCCGCCGTCATCGTCATAGCGCGACCGGCGACGATCGCACCGTCAGCGCGCGCCGTCAAGGGATCGCCGGCCCAGCGATAGAAGACTCGGGCGCGCATACCGTCGCGGCGCTGGGCCGCGAGCACCACGACGCGCCCCACGATGCCCAGAGCGACGACGTCGCCGTGCGCCTCAAGCTTCGTATAGGTGCGAGCAATAGCGGGCGGCAGGTCGGCGCGTGCCAGTCGCGGCGCAGCGCTGCGCTCGCCGCGCCCGGCGGCGTCTCGAGTGCTCGCGGCGTACGCCTCGACGGCCGCGGCTCGGCCGGCGCGCAGCGTATCGCCGTAATGCTTGAGCGCCTGGCGCGCGGTCGCGGCGCTTTCGGTCAGCGCGTGCGGCGGCGGCGGATAGCCGAGGCGCGGCGCGGCTCTGTAAGTTGCCATACCGACACCCTACTAGCGCGCTGAGACTGGCGCAATAACGCCCCCGGCTCTCAGGATAGCAGGGCATATTGTCGCGCCTTAGCGATTGAGAGCGACACTAAGGCGGCAAGCGTGGCGCGCTTAGCAATCTAGGTAACGACGTACGGGCAAAAAGGGTAACTTTCTCTAGGCCAATAAAAAAGGGCTATGTAACTGAAAATTTCGGTTACAAATAGAAGTGAAGTGAGCTGAAGGAAAGTTACCCAAAGAGTAGTTACGCTGTTACCCAGTGACGCATGACCTCCACTAAGGCGCTAAAATCCGCCCCGCTATTCTGTGAGCGCTAAACGTAACTATCTAGGTAGCAAAGGTGATAACCTGACGCGGTAAGCAAGTAGCAAGCCCGACCGAGAGAGAGCCCTCGTGTACGAAGTAGTGAAGACGCCACCAAAGTCAGCCAACCCGAGACCCCGCCACAACTGGCGAGCGATTGCTAAAACCGCCCGCAAGTCGAAGGGTGAATGGGTAGTGATCCCCGACCTAAACGCGGGCGTTGCCAATCACATACGAAGGGCGACCTATAGCGCCTTCGCCCCCGCGGGCGCTTACGAGGTAGAGTCACGGCTCGAGCCGCTAGCGCCGCCGCCCGCAAAGCCGCAGCGCCGCGTGACCCTTTACGTTCGCTACGTTCTGTAGTCTGATCCCGCACCCCCTCGCACCGACTGCCGCCGAGCCCGACGCACACCGCGCCGCGCCGCTGCCGTCACTGACTGAAAGGCCGACACAATGGCACCCCCGAGACTTCGCCAGATACGCCGCACAATCGCCGCCCCGTATCCCCAGCGGCACGACGACGCGCCGACGCCCTACGCCTTCGCCGTCGAGATTCGCCAGCCAGCCGGCGACGACGGCCCGACTCTGGTCGTCGTGCTCTGCCCCTGGTGCGGCGAGCGCGAGACTCACCCGCTCAACGGCACGCCGAGCCACGCCCCGCGGCTTTGCCTCAGCGGCGACACCGTGCGCGACTACTTGCTCGCCGTACCCGCTCAGGTGCCCATCATGGCGCCCGCCCTCGCCTTCGAGCCCCGCGCGTGAGCAAGAAAGCACCGCCCGCAAAGCCTCTCGACGTCGCCTTCAGCCTCGCTCGTCACGGCTTCCATGTCTTCCCGGTCAGCGCCCGCAAGGTGCCGCTCGTCAAAGCCTGGCAGAGCGAAGCCAGCACCGACCCCGAAGTGCTCGCGACCTGGTGGCTGGTCGACTTCCCCGACGCCCTCGTCGGCTACGCCGCCGGCTTGAGCGACGTCGTAGTCGTCGACCTCGACGCCGATAAAGGCAACGGCTCAGGCGTTGACAATCTCGACGCCGGCGCCCACGAGCTACCGCCAACGCTCCACTACTCAACGCCGAGCGGCGGCGCGCATTATGTTTACCGCGCGCCGAAAGGTACGCCGCTCACGATCGCGCAGAATCATCCGGTCGCGGCCGTCGATATCCGCGCCGGTAGCGGCTTTGCGATCTACTACGGCCAGCGACTTACCAGCGCCCCGGCGCTCGCCGCTGCGCCCGCCTGGTCGCTCGTCACGCCCCGAGACCGCCCCGACGCTCGAGCGCCTGGCGCTAGCGTCTCTGCGTGGCTCTCACGGGCTACCGACGGCAAGCCGACTAAAGCCTTGAGGGTCGCCGCCGCCAGGATCGCCGAGCACGACACCGACCACGCCGTCATGCTCGAGGCCGTCGGCCAGATTGTCGCTCTCGGCACGCAAGGCCAGCGCGGCGCGGGCGTGGCCCTGACTAAGGCGCGCGAGCGTTATACGCGGCACTATCCCGATCATGCCCGCCAATTCGACCTAGCCGCCGAAGGTAGCGTCAAGCATGCAGGGCTGCCGCCGGTCACGATCGCGCTCAGCAAGCCCGAGCGCAAGGCGGTAGCCGCCCGCGCGCAGACTGCCGCGCCGCAAGCAATCCGCGAGCGCGCGGCCTTGGCGGCGGTAGGCGAAGACGGTACGATCTTTGACGACTTGACCGACGCGGCGCTGGCCGAGCAAGTAGCGGCCGAAGCCGACGGGCTCTTCGCCGTGGCGAAAGGGCTAGGGCTTGTCAAGTATGACGCCGGCCGCTGGTCGCCCGTCGACGAGCTCGCGCTGATTGAGGCCGTGCGCCAGATCATGCGGCGCATACGCGCGACCGAGACCCGCGCGGCGATCATGCGC